ATATCTTTTAGATTTAGTGCCATTTTATGTGCCTCCTTTATGTGCCTAAATTGAGATAAAGACTCTAGCGAAGATTCCCTCGCTAGAGACAATACTATTTATCACGGAGGACAAAAGCAAATATGTTTGGGCAGATTTTTTTATTAAATTCCGGAAAGTTTTTTAATCCTGCCCAAACTTTCCATAAGGTGTTGATCTGTCTGGACTTCTGGAATTTCTGGTTCAGGTGTTTCTTCTACCACATCCACAGACTCAGTATTCATAGCCTGATAATCATCGTGATCAATATATAAATCACTGTCAGGGTCATAGTATTTGCCCTCTTTGGGGTCATAATACACGGTCTTGCCAGCCTTGGTCATAAATGGACCTTCTAAACCCTTACGCTCACCATATCTTTCAGTGTCAACGGGCTTGGTATATGACCAGCCTTCATCGGTTTCTTCTTCACTGAAGATTGATTCGGGTGTATAACTATCAAGATATTCTTCCAGTTCCTGCTCTTCGGGAATGGTATCTGTTTCTGTAAAGTTCAGGCTGCTGGCAATTGCTTCTCTCACCAGAGCAATGTCTTCATTACTGGGCTTGATATTATTGGCAAGCATTTCTGCAATTTCATTCAAGCGTGCTGCTGTGTGTGCATTAGCACAGGCATCAGCCAATTCACTGATTTGCCAGTGTAGTCTTTCCAAAACTTCTTTATCACCCGGAACAGCACTGATATTTGGGCGGCGATTCCAGGTGAATGCAACTGGTTCTGGTTCCATATTCACGCCAGTGAGATACTTGGCAGCAGTGCCCAAATCACTCCATTGTGGGTCATCTCCACCACAACTGCATTTTTCAGCCAGAATTTGCAGGATATTGGCAGTAGCAGTTTCATCAAGAATTACACTCTGGCTACCAGCAAGAATTGACTCAGCATTAGCATAGGTTTTTGGTCCAGCAACACCACGCATACTTTTATTAATACCATCCATTTTTTCACGCAGGCAAACAATCCATTCACTTACCACCTGACGCTGACGCATAAAATGAGCGGCACGACGCAGACTAACATAATCACCAGCAAGTGTCTTGATGCTTTCTGCAATTGTATCACTGTTGGTGCCACCTTTACTGATGTGTCTGGCAAATGCTCTCGCACCAGCAATATAGGCGTGAGGGAATGCAAATCTTTCACCCAGGGCATTTTCAACAAATATGGCACGAATATGACGAGTTCTGGCACCGTGCTTTTCTTCATTAACAACATCTGTATGACGGATAATCAAGCGTGCTTCACCAATTCTCTGGAAACTGCTTCTGGTGGTTCCAGTTAGTTTGCTAACATCTTTGCTTTCTTTAATATTATGCACGGCTTCCTCCCTTGGGTCTATTGCGTGGTCAAACACTTGCCAAACTGTTTTTATACCTTCTCGTTGTCCAACTGTTTTACGAATTAAATTTCTTACTCGATAAACCTGTTCAAAATCTCCATCTTCTTTTAGTTCTGGAGTTTTGATATTGATATAACTGCTTTGACCTTCATCGTGAACTGCTACCAGGATAGTAAAATCATCCAGTTCTGGATTTTTACTACTAAATGTAGCAAAGAATCTGGTGCCCTTTTCTGGGTCTATGGTTTCATTGCCTCGGGCATCATACATAACAAGGTTTTTTGCACTGCCTTTGACAATTGCATAAATCTTGTCGGAAATTATTTTCCAGTTGAAACTCATTATAGACTCCAGAATCAGTATTATATTTAGCCGCAGAACGGTTAATTAATCATAATGCTGAATGGTAGTGGATCTCTGGCTTCACCTTCTGTGTCATCAAACACATCCCGCATCAGTTCGCCCACACGGTCATCCCAGTTTGTAACCATCTGCATTAGACGCACACACAGTATGGTGCTCATTACACAGTCATCGTGCTCACCAGTTTTGGCTTTGAATCCATCTCCTGTTGCTACGAAAAACTTTAATTGTTTCACCAGCATTTTGCTGCGTATATGCAGTTTATTGCTTTCAATCAAACTCTTTAATTTTGCACACGCTGCTGCTTTTGTTCTGCCGTTGGTGTTCAATCCACGACGAATTCTCACCATACCAGTTTTTCTGGGTTCATTCAGTAACTGTCCCTGGAAATTTTCTTCGCCAATATCCAGGATAGTTTGCAGTGCAGCCTCACCCATTGTATTGTTTTCAAATGTATAATAGATTTCCGGCTCGCCCTTTTGTCCGGCTTTTTTACAATCCTCGTGTATCTTGGCAATGGTATTTTGAAGTATTCTCACCTGCTGTGGAATGGGTGTTCTATTACTGGTCCATTCTGCTACTTGAACCATATCAGGCAGGCTCCAGACCTCTATCGCAGCATAGTCTTTGCCAACTCCCTGACTTGGGTCAAGACTTACAAGATATGTTTTACCAGCGGCTGGCTTTTCATACCATCTTACATCAGCGGTTCTGTAGATAGGGTCTACACCTCGCATTCTTTGTAGAGCCATACTGCTTATGAGAGTGCTTTCTTCACCGGCAAAGATGCACTCGTATTCTCGTTGAAATTTTTCAGCACCAATCTTGGCTCGCTCAGTTTCTGCCCATTCATCATCTCTGCCAGGCACATCGCTGTAGTGGGCACTGAAACTTTTGAAACCATTCACACCGATCCCGTCTGGTCTTTCATTACCACGCTCATCTATGGTGTTGATAGCACCCAACCAGATTTGTGCAAACATATCTTCATCACTGGCAGGAGTGGATGTAATGATGCATTTACCACCGGTTGCAAGTGTTGGCGACATTGCCGTCCAGAATTCACTGGCCACCCTGGGTTTAACGAACGCAAACTCGTCTAGATATAATAAACTGATACTCATACCGCGACCACTATCTGGTGTAGTAGTTGTGGCAACAATTCTACTGCCATTATCAAACCGAATACTGGTAACATTGTATTCAACAACACCACAACGAATTGTATTGGGCATTTCTTCATAAGCGTATTTGATACGCATCATAATTTCACTGGCTGCCTTGAATTTGTTAGCAGCAATCAACACCGTGACATCATCGTGGAACATAGCATACCATAGCAAATAGCCTGCTGCAGTGGTGGTGTTGTGGGTTGGCACCATAGTTTTTCCGCAAAGAAAAAGATGGCGTTCATCACTAACCTGTATACAACGCACAGGCACACTTTCAACGGGAATAATGTCAGTAATATATAAGCGTGTGTTTTTGGGATGATTATGGGCTTTATGCAGTCTTGTTAATTTTCTGTTTAATCTAACAACATCGAAGGTGTTTGTGGTGAATACCAAAATATTATAAATCTGCCCATTTACAGTTTTCTTTCTGTGGCGACTCTTAATTCCAAGGCTTGAAAGCAGTTCTCTAACTTGTAGTATAAGAGTTTCATTCTTTTGATAAAATTCACAGTGTCCACCTGGATCAATACTTCCATCTGTATCCATTAACCCCTGTAATAGTTCTAATCTTTGTTGAATTGAACCACGAAGATAAGATTGTGGAATGTGTTTATTTTTAAGGACACCTAGTTGCCTTAATAGGGGTCTAATACCATAAATGGTTCTGATGTGACTATTAGTGCTGTTAATTCTTGGCTTACTCAGTGTATATCCATCCACTTGTATGAATTGGGAAATTTCTTCATCATCTATAACAGATTGTGTATATCGTCCATCATAACTATTTCCATCACCAAGCCATACTCCAAGAGTATATGGTTTAATCAATAGTTCTTGTTCAGGTAATTCAACTGCTTCCCCAGTCTCAATATACATACGACGATTTTCTTGTGGGTTAGAAAACAGATATTCCCATATTTCTTCAGTTGTTCTTGTCTGTCGCTTCTTGGACCAATAGGAAGAAGTAACTTCCCATAAATGCTCTGCATCTGCGACAACTATCTCTCCATTATCAAACTTAACCTGATAACATTTTCTGTCATACATAATTTCGGTTGCAAATGTAACAGTGGTTGGTTTTCCCGTTGCACCTAAAATTTGGTCACCAACTTTAATATCACCCATGGTTGTCCAACCAGACGGTGTAGGAATTGGTGTATCCAGAGACAGTGCCTTGCCACTCTGCCTAGGTATCATTGCCACAGTATTTTTATACTGCCAATAGGTTTTTACTAGGTCTCGTTGAAACTCATAGGCAGTAAATGGTTGTCTGCCCCGTGTAGGATGTTGTATATACATGTGGTTCTCCATGAAATACAGAGGGTCCTTCATGCATTTGCTAAATTCTATCAATTCTTGTTGTGTATATGAGACTTTCATACCTGCTGGTTTAAGTTTTTGAAAGTCTGTGGTATTTTTTGCCATTAGTTCCTCAATTCAGCGAGATTATACTATCCACTGAACGATAAGATTTAGCATAACCTCCTGATATACTTATCAAGACTTCACTAATAACTGCATCTATATTATATTGCCAATGTTGTAAAAAGCGGTGTGTTTTATATAATTCTGGAATTCTATCATCAAATCCCCAACTAAACTCCTGTAATAAACTGGGATAGTCTGGTAAAAAGTAAATGACTTTTAATAATACAGGTTTAGTTGTAGTGATTAACATGATAGAGTTTCCTTCCTTTCTTACAGGTTCCGGGACTCCATCATGCGAATAAGTCCCTGACTTTTTCTAATCCGGTCAAGATTTTTTTCCGGTCTTGTTCTGCTCGTTCTTTGGCAGCAGGTGTTTCTGCTTTGTCTCGCTTGGCTGCTTCAAGGTCTTTCATAGCCTTGGCTTGATAAATGTTCCAGAATTTTTGGAGAAATTCAGTTGCATTACTGTAATGAGCCAGATCACCACGACCAAACATGCCGTTCATTTCAAAACTATATGCCAGACCTTTTACACCATTGACTAAATTGCTGATTTTTACATCTTGTAGATCTTTGCCAGGATGTTTTGCCAGTAGTGGATGAATTTTTGGGTCGGTGATTTTTTCTACAGCACACTCATGGTCAAAAATATCACGAATGAAAGTTTCTGGATTTTTGGTTAGAGTTTCTAATTCGTAATTTGTTCTTGTAGTAGTAAATGGTTGCTTTATACCACCCCTGCTTTTAAATTGAACACCGCTGTATTGGATGCTCATCTTTAACAATTCACCAAGAACACTATAGATATTGCCATGCAGGGCACCTTTTACCCCACGCTCGGGGATTGCACGAGCACTGCCCCAGCCTGCTATATCAGGAGTGTGTGGCATCAAATCAATCTGCACCCAGTCATCTGTGCCCACTTTCATAATTGGATGACCTGCTGTGCTTTCTGGATGTATATATGGTGGATGAACTTGCTTCACAAACTCATCTGCAAGATTATACCAAAATGCTTGTTTTTGGCTTTGACTTTTATCAGCAAGAGATTCAATCTCTGGCACAACAATTTGCAGGTCAATATCGCCATATACTTTATCTTGAGGATCAACATGATGATATGCTGTTGAACCAGTAGGTGTGCCTAGTTTTGTTGGTGCTATGTTTCTCTTTGCCAGCCAACCGTTAAAGTCACGAACGAATTTTTCCGCCGTTTGTAGGGCTGATTTAACTATACCAGGGGTAATTACTGTGCCCTGTGTAATTTTGTTAGCCCAGCCACCCTCACAGATGATTTCACGAATCAGCATATTATTTAAAGGCGTGTTGCCTTACAATAGTGCTCATAGGACTATGACTACCATCATCAACAGGCTCTTTATCACTGAGTGGGTCTTTGTCAAAACTTGGCTTGGTGGGGTCGCTTAATGGACTCATTACACCATCATCATTTTCTCTATCCGCTTCAGCAAGATATTGCTCATACTGTGTGAGAAGATGAGAATGTAGTTCTTGAATTAGTCCATTATCACCAGGACTGCCCTTGATTCTCTGTGGATTTTCAACTGCCTTCCATATCAGGTCTGGCTCGTCAATTTCTTCACCTTCATCCTTGAACTTCTTGTGACCATAGTCATATTCAGCCTGTGCCTCATCTAAATCCAGACTTTCGGGAGATTCTGGTTCAGCCATATCCACAGGCTCTACAGTATCTAGTGGCTCATCGGCTGGAGGTGTGACTGGCTCAGCAACTGGAGCAGGCATTGGTGCCATACCAGCATTTTTACGCATGGTGTTTATGTCTCCCATGGCATCTGGTTCCACGGGTGAGATATCCAAGGGTTCTGCACTCATATCAGCAACAGGCATAACAGCAGGGGCTGCAACATCAGCAGGAGCAGGTGATACTGCACCAGTCATAGTGCCTTTATATGGCTCTACAAGTCCTGCAAGTTGGGCAATACGTGCTACTTCATCGCTGTTTACACTCTGCACATTGATACTTGTGGTGTCACTGGTGACTGACAATTGATATTTGCGTTCCATGTTAGTTCTTTCCTTTTGGCTGCACTGCCTGCTTTGCCTTGCCGGTCTTTGGGTCCTTGAAGAACATTACCTTGGGGATAGCATTATCGCTCATTGAGCCACGGCTATTGACATATTCATCATCAACGGGTGCAGTGTCACTGGTTTTTGTAGTTGGTTTTGGTGTATTGTATTGGGCATTAAAATCACTGGTATCCTGTATAGGCTGTCCAGGTTCAATATCTTCCATTTGCAGCCAACTAAAAAGAGGACTCTTTGGTTCAACGTGCATGCTTGGACGTTCTGCACTTACACCAGCCAGATATGACAGGAACTTTTTGTTATACTCATCACCAAACAAATCTTGGACAGGCGGCTGCTCTGCATCTTGATAGAATCTGTCTGTGCTTAAACGTGGGGCGTGTTCATCACCTGCTTTCTCAGCAGCCTCCTGTTCTAAACGCTTCCAGGAATCATACTCACTATAGCGTTCTACAGGTTCATTTGCACCACGCACCACGATATACTTTTCAGGTATATTAGCACAGTGTCGGAGATCCTGCTGCAAAATATAGGATACGCAAGGTGTCCCAATAGTAAATGTCATCATATGCACATCTTTGTTTGGGATGTCAATGAAATCTTTGTGATCTTCTTCTACTTTTTCTGGTGTAGAAATGGTCTTTAGGTCATATCTCTTCAGCCATTCACCAATTATCTGCACCTGTTCTTCGGTTGGTGCTTGTGAAAAACGTATCACATAATTGTGTTCTCTTGAGCTTTCTTCGAGATATTGTTTGAAATTTTTCATATTAGGCAGCTCCTGTGTTGTTTATTTATCATCACTACCCAGTTGGCGCAGATGTTTTAGGATTTCATTACGATCCAGGGCTACTGCAGTGCCTTCCACAGGCTTCTCGCTTGCATATGCACGGTCAAGTTTCATCTTGTCCAGTTGCAATCTCAGTAATTTTAGTTTCTTTTCCACCTTGTTATTTTTGGCATCCACGGCGATTTTCAGCATCTGACTAGAACTAGTAAAAATTTCACCTGCGTGACGAACTTCAACATTCATTCCCAATTCTTGTAGATCCTTATGTGCCTGAATGGCTAGCGTTGATAACTCATCCATTTCAGCATCATGCTGATCATAGCCATCAATTTGATTAAACTGTTTTTCCAGGTCCTGTGCTTGTGCTAATGCTGCTTGAATATCATCTTCCGTGGTCTCAATAGCCTGATCAATTGGAGGTAAGTCCAGGATTTCTTCTAATTTTGTAAATTTATTACTCATAAAGGTATTTAAATTATTTCTTGCGACGTTGTGTTCCTTTGGTCACAAATATTTGGTCTTCTGTAAGAACACGGAAATTTATGCCATTTTTCTTACACCATGTCATGGCAGCAGCCCATTTGGCAGTGTTGAGAACCAGTGCTGCTTTGTCACGCTTGCTTCTGGCATTTTCTGCAATTGCTTCTTTAGCAGGTTTGACTTCAATTAACTCGGCTTTTTGCTGACCACGTTTGTCCTTGTAAACAATTAAAAAATCCGGTATATACTGGTGCATTCTGCCATCAAGTGGGCTTTTGTAAGGTATTGCAACACTTTCACTGGCCCAGTTGATTACATATGGATGCTGGTCCAGTAACATCATGACCCGCAATTCCCAAGAACTTCTATAAACTGGCACAGATTTTCCTACAATTTTCTGTGGATTTTTGGGTATAAATTCACCCTGAGAAAATTTACTCATGGCTGATCTGTGAGTGCGGCTGCTATACTACCACGTAATATTTGGTTATTAAACCATACTGGATTGGGGTTTATTGTTGCTACACCCAGTTGTGCACCAAGAGGTGCCAGAGTATTATATGCCTTTATAAAGGCTTTTGTGACACCATTTTCATTGAACAAATCAGATATAGGCACACCCTGTGTAGAATTAATATATGCTGCAACACTGGCGATTGAATCAACCAATTCTACTGGGACATTTGTCTTGGCAAAATATCCTTTTGCCAGATCCAATGATGCTGCGGACAATTTAGGATTGTTGGATTTAATAGGATTATTCAACAACGCCGAGGTTACTGGCGGTAAATTTAATACTGCACCAGTTGCAGTATTGGTATATTGATATGATGATCCACGTGTGGTGATTGCGATTTGACCACTTTGTTTCGCTATCTGTTGCTTGATTGTTTGGGCTGTAAAATTTACCACAAGTCATTCCTTATATTGTTGTATTTAAAAATAAACTGGTTGTCCTCCAACAGAACTTGTATCTGCTGCTGGAGTGGGTAAATTTGCTCCCGGTGCAACACTTGCATCTTGCGGAGAGTTATCTGTTAGTGAATTTTGTGAAGTTGTAGCGGTTGTAACTGCGTTGGGATTGGTAATATTATTTGTATCCACAAGTGTTTGTGGTGAACTGCTTTGAGCAGGCTGCTGAGTTGATAAAAAGATCCTTGGATAAGCAGATGGGATTGGGTCGGGTGCATCTCCTGGTGGATTTATATAGTCGTCTGCATTAAATCCAAATCTTGACATAAATCCCAGTGATTCATTTGTAATAGGTTGAGCATAAGCAAGATATCTAATGGCTTCGTACTTAAATTGTATATTGAGTTCGTCCAAATCATTGGAACTGTAGTCATAACTTTGCCAGTCTATTGTTGTTATTTTTGGGTTTACATACTCCCATGCTGTATATGTGTTTGCAAACAATGAATAAACTATTATTCCTGTAAAAAAATGGTTTTCTTTATCCACTAGGGGTTGAAATCCCCACCCAGTGTCCCAATTCATCTGCGGTTCATATGGAGATTTAGTATAAGGGGCTGGGGGACTGGCATCATTTAAAGAATCATTTGCTTTTAATCTACTATCAGCAAAATAAAAGGTAAAATAATCAATCCAGGTTGCTAGGACACTATTGTCAACGGTATCATGAAGTTTAACAGATGCCTCACTGTATTCAACTCTTTTATATATTAAAACTTTTTTATTATATTGATTTAGTTCCTCAGTTTGTAGTTGAATTTTTGGTTTATCTATAGTTTTGACCTTGAAAGACAACCCTCTATCACTGAAGTAATTGTTTAGATTGGCATTGCTTTCTATCATAGATTTTGCCTGGGCACTGGGAACAAACTGAACATAGAATTCAAATTTGTACCTGGGCACACTTTGCATTATGCTGCCAGGAGAATTTACTCCAAATACACGAGAGGCTATTTGTGGACTACGTAATGAAACAGTTTCACTCATGGTAATATTTATGCATTAAAAAAGCGGTGACTAGCACCGCTTTTGTTGACAGAAAAAGAGAATCTATGCTTAGATCTATTTTTAGCCGCCTATTTGATTGCCGCCAAGATTCTGCTGAATATCTTGGTGAGAATCTAGGGAATTATAGTTTACGATTTGTTGTGCATTATCAAACTTGATTGTAAGTGTTAGCTGTACTGCATCTGAACTTGCGTAGTCAAGACTATCATATGCAACCTGTTGTATGAAGCAACCTTCAAGATACCATTTTTCCAGTATTGCAGAGTTATTACCACCGCTAGTTCCATCAAGGGTATTGATATCCATTTCAAACTTATAGTTGACACCTGCTGGGGCTGCACTTTGACTCAGGTGATTCATTTGTTTTTGGACCTGATTATTGACTTCATAAGTCACCAAGTTTGTAATATCATCACGTAATACAAGTTCTATTTCGCCCCACTCGGGTTTTTGGGCAATGTACATGATGTTATTGTAACTATGAATCGGTGTATTGTTGAAATTCAAAGTTGGTCGCCCACATGTAACTACCTGTTGTGTAAGAAAAAATGGGGCACCAGGGTTTACGCCAAAATGTGTGAATGTAATTTGAAATCTGTGTTTTAGTTTGGGCATCAAAAGCCCAATGCCAGGACCAGTGCCGTCTGGGCCGATTGGCACACCGAATTGATTAAGAGTTGTAATTGTTCCACTCATAGTTTTACTCCTTTGCTGTAAAACTATTTATCAAATTTATTTTTTTCTAGAATATGGTTATGCAGGACAGCATACTAAATGAATTCTAGGTTCCCATCCACCATTAAACACAAAATGCTCTCTAGTTGTATCAACTTTATACCAGTAGCCATTTGCTGGTATATGATAGCACATGGCTCTCACAGGACTGTGATTGAAGCATTCTCCGAATATTGCACTTATGTTAGTTTGTAGCACTAGATGATAACGTGGTTGATGGTCATAATGCATACTCAACCCTTGTTTTGGACCTGCTAGCATAAATCTAATCCGCCCCCAAGATATGTTTTCCTGTTTTGCCAGATTTAGCAATATTTCCTTTGTATATTCTGGACAATCGGCATTCCATTGTGAGAAAAGTAGTTCTTCTTGTTTGTTTGGTAGACCTCCCACAGAATCTTTCCAAGGGTTTTCGCATAGGTCTCTGTGTCGCAATCCTATTTGTCTATCAGGTTCCCAGGTACAATGATTATTCAAAATATAATCCAGATCATCTCGCACTCGTTGAATGTCCACATGATAATCTAACTTTTGAATAAATTCGTTCATCTCTTGTTACCTATTAACATAAATCTGGAAAATTTCCAATCTGGATAAACAAAATCTAAAGTTCCTCTATAATCCAGGTCTAAGTCATAAAACTTGGAAAATTTTTCACATGAATCAAAGCAAAAGCAATGGTCATCATGTTGCATATTATTGCTCTGTAATAGTAATTTGGTCCCTGATGGTATACTAGTGAACCATTCTTGTGAATCAAAATGTTCTGTACTACAATTAATTATTAAATCGGGTTTTTCTTTGTCAAACTCTAGATTATTGCAATCAGCCGTAACTGCTTTGAATTTCCATGATTGCCAAACCCAATTTTCAAGCAAGGAATCAGCAATACTCTCACAATCAGGATTTATGTCAAAACTCCTGATGTGTTTTACAGGAAATTTTTCCCTAGATAGTAAAAGTAATGATGCTAAACCATACCAACCCCCATATACCCAGATAATTTGGGGTCTATGAATATCCAGGTTTTCTAATTCTCTGCAAAGCCATAATTTACTGCTTATTTGTCCACTACTGAAAGAATCAGGGTCTACATTTAAGTTTCTATGCATTACCGATCTGCCCATATGTGATACTTGCCATTTTTTCTGTTGCCTCCAATACACTTTTACTCGCCAAATGTAACGCTAATTTATTCCAATTTTCTTGAAGGTTTTCTGGACTATGTGCTAAAAAAAGACCTAAATTTTTTGACAGTGCAGATATAATTAATTGTAAAGCCGTATCTTGGTCCAGATACTTTAATGATGTTGAATAACATGACATCACACTTTCATAAATTATGGTAATGAATTGATTTTCAAAATTTTCAGTAACATGCATTTCAGTCATTTTTGTCTTTCTCTGTATTACTGAATAAACTTGTCAAAATATCGTTTTCATTAAAATTTTGGCAATAATTTACGTTCAACCATTCTTCAACCTCCAAACAGGTGCGTTTGCCTGCTGCTACTAGCCGGAGCATTTGTATAGCCTCCTCCAACTGTAATTGCAAAGTTTGAGAAGAATTCATGACTTTGGTTTTATACATCCATAAATTATCAACAAATGGAAATCGTTTATGCAATAAAAAAGGGGGCTTTCGCCCCCTTTTTTAGTTAACCTCCCTTGGGCAGGGTTGCTCCAGTTGCCATAACTCTTACTGGAATATATATAAATTCAATCGATTTTTCAGGTTGAATTGCTATATCAATCCAGAGTTGATTGGCATCTATTCTAACAGGAGTATTATTGCTGCTATCACAGATCACGGAGAAATCATATAGAGCACGCAAACCTACAAGTCCGTTTAGATAGCCCTTGAACACTGCTGTTACATTTGTTCTTGTTTGAGTGTCATTTTGTTCAAACAAGAATGGTTGTGCTAACTGATTAAGATGCCAAGAAAGATATGCACAGAGACGTGCAACATTTACACGGTCAAGAGCAGTTGCAATTGGGTCTAGGGTTTTTTGACCAAATACAACTAGTCCACGACCCGGCATGTATGCGATAGGATTAATGCTATTTGCATAAAGCACATCGCGTTGTCCCTGGGTCAGCTTTACTGGAACATAATATCCAGATGAATCTAGATATCCAACACTACTAACAACACTGACAAGTCCTCTGGTAAATCCTGCTGGTGCAAACCATGGATATGCCACTGAGTCGTTATAGGCAATGGTTGTCAAGGCAACTAAACTTGGGGGCACCAACACATCTGTACCTTGTAGATCCTGGGTTAGTCCCCATGGATACCATAGTCCCATATATGGGCTATGGGTAATTAGTCCATCTGGTCCATTTTCAGCAACATCAGCTGCATTGGTTGCCCAATTCTGAATTGCTGTTCCAGTTGGTACCAGTGTGCTTGGAGTGTCACCGATGACAAATGCGACATTATTGATATCTACATTTAATTGTACCATTTGTGCGATACATTCTGGATAACCAGGAGCAGATATAAGTGAATAATAGTTATCTTGTGCACGAATATCCTGATTGGTTTCAAATGCACTGTTCATAGCAGCAACAACCACTGCTCGTTGAGCAGCAGGACCCATGTATGCAACACCATTAGGAGCATTGCCACTGAATGTTACCCATGTGTCTGTTGGATAAGCAGTACCAAGATTTTGTGGGAATGCACTAACAGTCCACTTCTTAACGTTATAAGTACTGTAACGTGTGTTGAAAAGTAACATATAGGGAGGATACAGTAGTGGATCAGGGGCATCTGGATCTAGAACTGGTGCAGATTGACCTACAGTTCTATTCATAGCGGCGGGCACTTGACTCCCACTTGTAGTACCATCAGCAGTATAACGAGCATCTGCAAATATTATTCCTGCACTGGATGCATGGTCGGTGTTATCAATTTGAATCCAAGATGCAGTAGATGCATTATATCTACTAATCTGTGGATATGGCTTCATATCAGTATTGATCCAAAGGTCATAATCACTCAGTGGTGAACCTGTACTTTGAGTCAATGGAATTGCTGAACTTAGGATTGGTCCATTTGGATCAGTTCCAGGATACAAATTGCCGTAACATTGCCACACAGTTCCTGTATTGACAAGTATATCTGCTCGCAATTCAGTATTATACCAAAGTGTACCATCGGATGGAGGACCAGCAGGTTCACTGATACTGGATACATATTGCAAATTCATCCACTGGAAACCATCCCAGTAATTTAGAAGTACATTTGCAGTGACAGGCATATCATCGTAATAATTATATTGACCGTAGATACTACCATAGGCTTTTAAAGCACCAAAGGCCGTATCAGCAGCACTATCACCGGTATACAGTGGTATATTTCCTGTATTAGGTGTAGAGTTTTGACTTACCCACTCACCACTTTCATATCTCTTCACTACAAGATTGACGCCGTTTCCAGCAGGTGTAGTATTGATCCAGACATTTTCTGCTTTTAGAGCAGACAGTGAAGATGGTACAGTTAGGGTCGGAGCATAGCCTTGATAGACCATTCCTCGCCCGAATGTCGTACCAGTAGCAATACCTGCTGTTTTTAATGGAGTGCCTGACAAGTCAGCAAGTGAAAATGCAGTTCCGTTTGTGTTTGTGATCACAAGTTGATTTGAACTGTTTGTTGAAGCAACAATCGGACCACTTGGGAAAGCAACAGTATTGATTTGCTGTACCAGCTGTGCTAGGGTTGCGTAGTTAATAGATGGACTGAGTGATGCTGGAACATGAACAGTTACTGGACTTTGACCAGGAATTGTCACACTAAAGCTGTTACTTGTTAAGAATCCAGATGTCAGTGCAAATGTTGCACCCGTACCTGAACCACCAGATACACTCACAGTACCAACTGGGTATACGGTATAATTACCAGCAACAGCCACGTTTGTTGTATTAACACCCCAAACAATTGTAAATGTTGCATTTTGTCCAACACCACTTGTTGCGCTTACTGGTACATCGGAAGTTGGTGCAGTAAGCCCCGTGTACTGACCGTTTTGAATTATATTAACAGATTCAATTGCACCATTGTTGATTGCTTCAACCACAGCAACTATTGTGGTTGTGTAATTGGAATCAGATATCCCAAATGTAATAGTATCGTTTACTCGGTATCCAGTTCCAGAAGCACCACCAGTTGGCACCAAACTTACAGCTTCTAGGCTTTGGACTGAAAGTTGAGTTGCAGTTGAATGGGTTCCGCCAATAACTGTCAAAGTATCTCCAACAACATATCCAGACCCAGGAGCAATAACCCCGGCAGACTGAGTGAGAAGAGTTGCGGCAACAAATGTAGGTTGACTTGCGGTTCCTGTGACAGATGCCCAATATGTATTGGTTGTTGGAATGCCAGCAAGTGCAAGTGTTGTCCCTACACCGTTTTGGTCGGTGAGGTCCTGTAGTTTAACAGATGTTGCATCATAATTTGTTAGTGTGAGATATTTTGATGCTCCATTAACTGTAATGGTAGCAATTGTGTTTGTACTTGCAAGAGCAGTATTAATTGTACTTACTAATCCAGGAAGAGATGTATCTCCAACTGTAACGGTAATGGGTGATGCGTTATCAATTGATATTGTGAATTGATGACCCGTAACAAAAACTGGATTTGCAGATGTTCCTGTGATCACAGTTGGAACGGCGCCAATCCATGAATATCCAGGATATTCAATTTCTCCACTACCAACTGGGAACCACCAAGTATTTGTGGTTTGGCTTGTAGCCAGAGTGATCATCTGGAAAACGGTATTTGTATAATTACCCATTTCATCGGCAAGCGTATTGACGGCATAATTTCCAGAAATTCCCAAAGACATGACGGGCTCAATTACTGTCAAAGGCTCGTCAGTACGGGAAAACCCTAAATCATCCAGAATGGTAGGCATAGAAGATGGTGAACCTCCTTCACTGAAAAAGGTAAATGGTACACGGCAATTTGAATTAGTAAGACGTATATTGCAAATATCACCAACTGAGTTGGATGTTAATTTTGCTGTACGTGTAAAGATAGTAGCTGTTATTCCTTGAATCTTTAATTGAGAGTTGGCATTTATTGCACTAACAACTCCGGCCAGACTTTGACCTGCGGTTAGCGGAACTGCCACGCCATTTATCACGAGATTTCCGCTATAAGATATAGCTGCAACAGAACTACTAGTTAGAGGTCCGCCAATATTACGATTGCCCTGTGTTACGGCGCAAAGTTTATTATCACTAGAAATTACAATAGGCTTTTGTGATTGCCATGCATATGCTGGATTGATGTTTCCGTTACTCTGGAATATTCCCCAGGTTGAATTCTGTGTATCTAACCAATATGTACCATTCAATGTTGGACCTGTTGGTGTAGAGGTATTGGGCACTAGTTGTTCTAGATCAACATTTGCACGAATTACATATGCACTATTTGCCACACCCAGGTATTGATAAAGAGTGAATAGTCCTATCTCGTTTAGTTCATTATCATACTGAGCACTTCCAGCTGCACTATAGAAAGTTGGATTGCCAAATGTTTGAAGAGCATCTCGTTGACTTGTAATTAGATACAAATCTCCGGCATTTTGTGGAAGAGTTCCTGGTGCAATATTTGTAGTTGAACCTGGCGCTAGTTTATTAGCAGCCGTGGCGATTACAATAAGTGGAACAGTTCCTGGACCTGATGCTCCGTAAGCACTTTCATCAATGATGCTTACTTTTACGCCTGGTGAAACTAGAGAACCTGACATGATTTACCTCACAATAAGATTTTGTTGCCTTTTATTTATCAAGAGGGGTAAAAAATAACCCAGATTTGGCGTGGAGCATCTTGCACTTAAACAAATGCTGGATTATCCTGTTTATTATGAACAGGATAATCGGACTAGTTGGATTTATTGGTAGTGGCAAAGGCACTGTCGGGGATTATCTTGCCGACCGTGGATTTACACCAGTTTCTTTTGCAGCATCACTGAAAGATTGTTTGTCTGCGATATTTGGCTGGGATAGAGACCTTTTAGAGGGTGTGTCCTCGCAAAGCAGAATTTGGCGAGAAACACCAGACCCATATTGGAGTCTAAAGATGGGCAGGACAGTAACCCCAAGATGGGCAATGCAATACATGGGCACAGACGTTATGCGTAATCATTTTTTCAATGATATCTGGGTTGCCAGTCTGGAAAAACAAATCAACACACTTGACACAGATATAGTAGTTACAGATGCAAGATTTCCCAATGAACTTGCCATGATTCGAGAAAATTCTGGAGAATTATGGTGGGTACAACGTGATGAGTTACCACCATGGTATAATACGGCTCTAACTAATCCTGATACTATGTCTATTGATTATCCTGATGTTCATCCCAGTGAATATCGTTGGATAAACCAAGGACCGTTCACTATATTACAAAACGATTCTTCTCTAGAGTATCTGCACGCACAAGTTGATAGATTACTATGAAGTCTATTTGTTTCAGTGGTGGAGCAACTGGTGCGGACCACGCATGGGGTCTAATGGCAGTGGATAACGGTCATGACCTTGTACATTTCACCTTTAGACAGCACCGTCCCGCAGTAAATGAAAATTTAAAAGTTCTCACTGATGCGGAATTAATGGAAGCAGAGCCCTATGTTGCTGCTGCAGCCAAGCCAATGCGAAGAAAATATCCAGCAAAAAAAGAAGGTATCAATAATCTTCTACGTAGAAATTGGTTTCAAATCCGATTTGCCCAACGAGTCTATGCAGTTGCCAATTTAGTAGAGGATGATCCAGGCACACTGAAAATTTCCGGGGGCACTGCTTGGGCATGTCAAATGTATGTGAACAGATGGTACACTGAAAGAAATTTTCCAGAATGTGAATTATATCTGTTTGACATGCAGACAAACACCTGGATGCAGTGGTGGGAAACCTGGAAGACAATAAAAAAGCCGCCAGTCCCAACAGGCAGATATGCTGGAATAGGCAGCCGTGAGATTACTGATGCTGGTATTCGTGCTATATTTGAGGTTTATGGATAAAGTTCAAAGTTTTTGAACAGACTTGTGAACCCAATATCATCCTTGTCACCATAAAACCATGCACAGGTAGTTTCTGGGCGAACCATTAGTACCCTGCCATCTTCGTAAGTTTTTACAATTTTTGTATCCTGATTCTGTGGAATAAGATCAGCGATTTCCATATTAGGCACAATGAATGGATAGGAAGGGTCCAGAACTCTACCACGAAGCCAGATGGATTCACTTGTAAAATCCAGCATAGAATTGATACCGTAAAGGGTTGAACCCAATACAATTGTCGTGCCAAACCCATCTGCCTGTTGTTTATACGATTGCATGGTTTCATAATGACCATATTTTGCCATCATTTGCACACCTGCATGATGTACCTGTGCGGCCGCCTTGCCTGGGTTTAGGCTAGGAAGGTCTTTCCTCAACAAAACATACACTACTTGATCCATGATAATCTCCTTTGAGATTACTAGTATCACACCACTGGATATTTGTCAACCAATAACTATCAATGGCGGGCTGCTGGCATCAATATAATTGTCAAGTTCTTTTTCAAGAACTTCTCGCTCAGCGAGGGCTTCTTGCTTAAGAGCATCACCTTTAAGGGTTGTTCCACCACCTGGACCAATAATGGTATTGAATTTGCTGTATGCTTCTCCCAACTGAGTTTTACACCATGTAAGAGCATATGAACGAATCCAAGGTCGGATGAAAGGGTCCTGTAGTAATTCTTCATCAACTCTGGTTCGCATGCACCATAGAACCATGGTTTCACCTCCAGTTGGTTTGCGAATTAGAGTCAACAATTTGGTAACTGGATTAAATGTATAATTGATGTAGGCACCGAACATACGTCCAGCCTGCTTCAAATATTCATTAAAAAGTTCGTAGGTCAACAACCCCGCTGTGTAACCACCACCAGCACCTGCCTGAAGAAGATACAAATTGGTATATGCCAGTGAAAATGGGTCCAGATATGTGCCACCCTGAGTAGAACCAAGACCTCTACGATAAATTCCTCTAACTTGAATGATTTCTTCAGGTAGCGTGTATTGATTGGTGTCATAGAGAACATGCAAAAAATAATAGGATTCTTCTGCTGAATTTCCTGCTCTTTGACGATATCTATCAAAAGCCAGAGTCATAGCATTTTCATAATGCTCTGGATCAAGTTCAATATCAACCATCTGTCCACCCATCATAAGGCGGATTTGGTCAATAATTTGCTGTCTTAGTGGTGTTGCCATACCAATATTTATCGTTTTACATGTAGATAAATATTCAAAACCACATAGGGAATTGTAATGCCGCCTCTAGCACTTTGGAAAGGCCAAGCCGTAAAAACCAACGACTACAAATTCATAGACAGAGTAGTTGCTCAAATGTATGATGTAGGTGGCACAGAATTTTATATTCACAAATACATGGGAACCTATGAACAGGACCCAGGCACAAATAGCACACTGCCACTTGATATAAGTGCGTCTGGTTCAGGAGACCCAACCCTGACAATTCAAGATGTGCTTAACATGGAAAATCGTGACAGAAAGTACGATCCAAATGTATACAGTATGAAGGGTCATTATCAGTTAGCAGATACTGAATTTGATTTACGGCAATTTGGATTATTTTTAAGTAACGATACAATTTTTATTACTTTTCATCTAAACAAGATGCTAGACCAATTGGGTAGAAAAATCATGAGTGGAGATGTAATAGAAATTCTTCACGTGCGAGATGATGCCGTTCTTGGAACAAATGCCGCAATAAATCGCTACTATGTTGTAGAAGAGGGCACCAGACCTGCTGAGGGATACAGTCCAACTTGGTGGCCACACATGTGGAGAATCAAGTGCAATCCCATGCCAGATAGCACAGAATTTAGAGACATCATGCAAGCACCATTACTGGATGCTAGCGGAGATCCTGTGCCAGCACTTGATGGCAGCGGTGGATTTGCTACACTTGGTGATGCATTAAGTACTAGAAATGCTGAAAATGCAATCAGCGATGCAGTTGATGCTGCAGCACAGGCAGAGGTACCATTCTGGTATTTCCAAACACAGAGTTGGTATATTCTGCCCAACCAAAACCCAAATCCTGTTGGCAGTCCTGTTATCGGTGATAATGATATTTGGACTGGAAATGGTATCCCACCAAATGGCAGCAAACCAGTAAACATGGGTACAAGTTGGCCAGCATCTCCACTTAATGGCGATTACTTTTTGCGAACTGACTGGGCACCGCCACAATTGTTTAACTATCAAAATGGTATTTGGACCTGGATCCAAACTGATTTTAGAAATCAGTGGTTGCCAGCAAATGATACACTAGTGAGTTTCATAAATAATAAAAACATTACTACCCTATCCAACGGAACTGTTCTGCCGGAACAACAAAATTTAAGAACAGCCATCCGACCAAAACTTGATCCGGACATCTTATAAGGGAGAAAAAAATGAGTTTTGATTTTGATTTTACACAAGAACACCTGGCTCGCTGTATACCAAGTCACACAATAGGTGAATGGTATGAAGCCATTTGTGACAACCTACCAGACTACCAAATTACTTCAGTTCGCCGTGTTGCTGCTTGGCTAGCACAAATGGGTCACGAGAGTGGTGACCTTCGTGAACTACAAGAAAACCTAAATTATGGTGCCAAAGGCTTACGAGTTACATTCCCACGGTATTTTCAAACCGACGAAATTGCACTGGAATACCAGCGTAAACCAGAAAAAATTGCCAACCGAGTTTATGGTGGCAGAATGGGCAATGGTCCCGAAGAAACTGGTGAGGGTTGGAAATTCCATGGTCGCGGACTTGTTCAAATCACCGGCAAGGAAAATTACACACACTGTTCCACAGCGTTGTATGGCGATGATCGACTTTTAGACAATCCTGACCTTCTTGCTGATATGGATGGCGCTGTTCGCAGTGCCTGCTGGTTCTGGAACAGCCGCAATTTGAATCCACTTGCAGATGCTGGTGATATTGTGACTATTACCAAACGTATCAATGGTGGTACCATAGGCTTACCTGACAGAGAGGCACGCTACCGTCATTGTCTTTCAGTTCTTGGCGGTTAAAATCAGTTAAATATGCCAATATTAGGTGTGAGTAATGCAATATTGGTATTCTGAACAAATTCGCAATTATCGTCTGCAGTTTATCCGTGCATTTGGCGGATTTAGTGTAAAAACTGGACGTGGGGGTCCAAATAATACAGAGCAACTT